AATATACAGGCTTAAAATTTAATTTTAAAATATATCTTGACAAGAAAATGATAGAATGATATTGTTTTATTAAATTAAAAACGCATTCGGGCAACGGGCGGAGCTGATCCGTCGAGGTCCCGAAAGAAACGGACTTCATGCAGCCGGTACAGTCGAGATCATCATGATCTGATTGTATCAGTTGCATTTTTTATTTTAAGTATTCCAGTGCTGGAGAGAGGAGATATACAACATGTCAGCAGTTGAAAATCAGGAAATAAATAATACAGTTGATGTTTTTAAAGATGACATTGACATGTATATAAATCTCTGGATGGAAGATAGAAATATAACTGACATGTGTAAGGTATCTCAAAACAGATGGTACAACTGTTGTAAATATATTTATGAGCATGTATTTAAAACAAATCCAAAATATCTTAAGGATGATAATAATATCAATAATGCATATGACACAGACAAGGTCAATAATATATTAGATTTATATATAGACCTTTGCAATGACTATGAGAAGATAATTAATATTACAGGGTTTGTATTCTTCACTGGAATACATAGAGATACACTAAATGGATGGGCTAATGGCGTACAGCTAGGCTCATCAGGTTCCGACGTTTGCAAAAAACTTGACGAAATGCGTGAGGAAAGTTTGGTAGGCTTACAAGTTTCCGGCAAAGGGAACCCCATGAACTACATGCCCTCGCTCAACAAGTACTGCGGTTTCAATATGCCGGGCGTTAGAGATCAGGGATCCAGAACAAGAGCGTTGACAGCCGAAGAACTGCCACATCTTGGGGCTAATAATTGTATAGGATTGCCGAACAACTCCGACAATTCTGGTTGAAAAAAGCGAGAAAAACGCAATAGACAATTCAAACAATTTAAAGCCCAGTGTTTAATGGTCTTAAGGCGCATTAAATCGTTGATACATTACACAAAACAAGGGTTTTGCGAATAGTTGTAAAATACGAATGGAATTTAACGAACAATTCAAACAATTTATCAATGTTCAAAGCATGATTCGGCATGGATGGGGAGGGGGTTTGATAGGTTGAGAAAATCAGCACTACTAAGTCCTTTAAATATCCTCAAAAACAAAAAGAGATTGGATGGAAAAGTATGAGAGTAGTATCACAAAGCAAAGACGTTTCGCTTGATTTTGACCGAGCGGTATTCACAGCAAATCATGGAATGATAACTGCTATGGTTGATGGAAAAACGTTTACCATTGGGACGTATGCAAATTTAGGTAGAGAAAAAGAAGTATTCTCTGATATGCACAAGGCATTTTCGGCTTTTCAAGTTATTAGCACAAACATGGATAAACAACAGGTGGCCGAAATGTTTGCAGTATCTAAAAACATATCGATCAGATGCGTTGAGATGAATGATCCTTGTATGGGAATAACTGTATTTGATAACATGGTCTATTACATGCCGGAAAAGTAGTGTTAATATAGCGCTATCGCCAAGCGGTAAGGCACTGGATTTTGATTCCAGTATTCGTAGGTTCGAATCCTGCTAAAGAAACTTGTGAGAGGAAAACAACCATGGTAATTATTAAAACGATTATATCGACGCTGGATGTTATTTTTATGCTGATACTATTTGTATCTGGCAGAGAATCCAAAGACAAAGAAACAGCAATTGCATTATGGGTACTTGTGATGTTGCTGTTGCTGAACATGTTTCTGATGTGGAGGTAACAGAATGTTTTATAGTCCAATATCTGATATTTGCTTTCAGCTGCCTATCATTTGTGCAGAGGAAAGAATACATATAACAAAATCAAAAGGACCGGACATCACCGGAGATTTGCTCGATCTGGATAGCGACGCCGAGCACCAGAGCGAGAAATCGGAGCATCCGGTATAACTTAAGCTCACAGACAAAACAGCTTGAATCAGAATAACTCGGCGTGCGATTCAATACTGATGCCTGTGAGCAAATATAAAATAAGATAAAAATCCTACATTTCGGCATTCAAATATGCCATAGTGGAACGTAGCTCAGTTGGTAGAGCATTCAATCGGTCGCAGGTTTGATTCCTGTCGCTCCACTGGAGGAATGGATTTAAAGATTCATTCCGTAAAAGATATTCTTCTTGGTGTTTTTCATGACACATCCTTTCGCCACTAGGACTATTCTGTTAAGGGCGGTGCGAGACCGTCCGGTGGCGTTCACCGCAGATAGCGGTATTTGATGTAAGTCTATATGGTGTTGAAACTTGGGGTTCCAGAATTTGTGGGCGCACAATCCATATAGCTTTCAATGGTTCTGACACCTATCCCACGGTGCCAGAACTACAACAATGAGTTGCCAGTGAAAGGCTGTAAACTGGATAGTGCAACGCATGGCACGATAAACATTATTGCTAACCGTCTGATGGCGGTTTCGGAACGTATCTTAATTGGTAAAAGTGGCGTGTACACGGAAAACAACAATGAGAGCCGGATTGAAGGTTCGAATCCTTCCGTTCCGATGGTGCCGAGCTGATCTGATACTGTATGCGTAGCGCGGTCGCGTACAGAGATATGGAGTGAGGTGTCCGCGCATTCCGGGGAAGCGGCAACGATTGGCGGTGTTGCGGCTGACTGTAAATCAGTTCCCAAGTGGTAAACAATAGAGGTTCGATTCCTCTCTTCCCTATTTCACTCAACTCCCTAAAAACACTGTTTGGCAGGTGCGTGGTAGACAGTTGTAATGGATGGGTTGTTTAAGAAATCGCACCATCAAGATGCAGTGTTCCCATAATGGTATTGGAACGGCTTGCTAAGCCGCCGGGCGTTTGTTCGCCTTGTAGGTTCGAGTCCTACACACTGCGCTATGCCGTATGTCCGGGTGGTGAGGGAGCGGTCTTGAAAACCGTTGGCTGTAAAAGGCTTGCAGGTTCAAATCCTGTGTACGGCGTTTGCCCGAGCGAAAATCCTAGGTATGTCTTGGGTGTTGATGTGTGACGGAATAGGTAAACGGAATTGTCGTAGAGAATTGGTTGAAACCGACAACATAGATGACCAGATTGTACACTCCTGCGTGGTGCAAATCCACGCCACATCAATTTTGTATATCCGCTTAGTAAGGTTCTTTAATTGGAGATATGAGCATGATTTTAAACTGTGTAAATTGTGGCGCACCAATTGAAAGTGACAAAAAAGCGTGCCCTTATTGCAAAACTCCATATGGTTTTCGTACGAAGATAGAACTGGAACCATATATTGATTTAAACGGAAGGATTTGCAGACATGAACCGGAAATGATAGAAGTAACAACTTTGGAAGATTGTGAACCTAGGTTTATTAGGAAGTGATTGAAATGTGTAAATTTTGCAAGAATTACGATAATAACAGAATATTCGGCGCTAATATTCTCATTCAGAAGTGTGCAAATGAAACGAATTTGACAAATGCGCAAATTATGATGAATACAGGGGACAAAGTTCCCGGAATTGTGATTTATTCAAACTACTGTATGGCAAAAGGATACTTTGATATTGTATTTTGTCCGATGTGCGGCAGAAAGTTGGTTGAAGAATGACGTGTTATGATTGTGTTTACCTTGGATTTGATAGAAACGAAGTTGTAGGGATGGCTGAAATGTGCAACCATCCGGGAAAATGGATTTCTGGTGCTGGATTTGCTGACAGTGAACATGAATGTGAATTTTTCAAAAAGAAATCTGGAGTTTCTAAATGGGATTTATATTCCGAAGATGAAAAAGAAAAGGCCAGGGAATATTTCCAAGAATACTATGTTCAAAATCCTGTTGGCGATTTAACATGCGAACAGGCTTGGGCACAGTTCGTTGAATATTTAAAAACTACTGATTCAAATGCTTGAAAAAGACATTAGATTTTAAGAAAGTTGGTGGAAGAATGAATAAAATTTCATCATGGTATCAACCACAAACAGAAGCACTTAGAAATTTTGGTGTGAATATTTCAAGAGAAGCTGTAAACAAATATGCCTTGGAACATTTTGGAAAAATACCAGAAACGATAGCTGAGAGAGATGCGGTAATAGTTGATAAGTGCAGAACGGAGATTCAAGAAAAGGTAGCGGAAGAATGAAACCATTAGAAGAAATATTTTTCAGAGCTTGCGTAAATGAGCAGAAAAGAAAATTACATTCGAGCAATAAGGAATTGAGCATAAGAACTATCGGTAATATTTTTGAAAGGCTTGGATTCTCATATAAGCAGTTAATGTATTATGTCAGCAAGTGGTCCGACAGGGGATTTTATGATTATGGAGTGACACTTGACTTAGGCTGGTTTGAATTTAATAAACTGACCGGAGAATATAAGCAAATTTATGATTCTATGACAAGTGCGGACGGATGGAAAGACGGAGAACTTGCAAGTTATATTGTCAGCAATTCATTTAATCGGGAACGGATAACAAATTTTGCATTGAGAGAGCATCTTGGAATTGGAAAAGATGAGGACTTTTTCAATTCATACAGAGAGTGGTAACTAATGAAACACCAAAAAGAATGGCACACTTGCGACAGGTGTGGTGCAGAAATTAAAAAAGGAATATTGTGCGGGAATTCAATTACAAAGAATGGTATTTTAAATGTCACATACGACTTGTGCTATAAATGTATGGAAGATTTTGAGGAGTTTATGAGAAATGTAAAGGATTGTTCAATTTGCAAATATTGTGATGAGGATTTTATTTTTGACGAAGAGACAGGGGAAGAATATCCGTTTTATAAATGCCAAAAAGGGAATGACACATCACTTGACTATGAGTGCAAAGATTTTGAAAGGTTTATGAAAAATGATTGTAAATATCAATAACAGCACATACGAGATGAACAGCAAACAGTACAAAGCAGTTCTTGATACGGCGAGCAACGCTGTTACCTGCGGCATATACGCTGTGGAAAAGAACAAGGTAGCAATCATGCTTAGAGAGGAATATAAAAGCAAGGAAGAACTGAAACAGGCAGTTAGTAATTATACGGCGAAAGGGTTCAAGGTTTATTGGAATTAGAAAATAAGACATACCGACTACAAAATGGATTGTAGCCGCTAACCTAAAACATTTATAGGCAGAGGTCTACAAGCACTTCTGCTTTTTGCGGAGGTGCTTTTCTTTTGGCAAGTTCAAGCCTAATTTCCACAGTAAATGGATATAAAAATTACATACAGGTGCATGGCGTTGATGAACAGGTTATGGATGCCATGGCAGAAGCGGCAAGGGTAGCCATTCTGACAGAAAAGGATGTTGAGTATGGATTAAAGGTTTCTGCCAGAGCGAAAGAACTGACGGAGCAGTTTATCTTTCAATCTACAGGTGGCACACCATGGGATTTAGAGAAATATTCATTCCAAAACAAGGTATCTTATGAAATTCTGGACAAATACTACGGAATTTTGCTTCTGGAAGCGCAAAACAAAGTTTTGGATAGTGCCTTCCAGTATTTGGAGAAGAAGAGAGAGCCTAAAGAGCGGTTTTACATGCCAAGAAGAAAGCAATTTCTCAAAATAGGTCTTACACAGGCTTTGCAAGGCATGATTGATGATAAATATGACATTCTTTGCGTGTCTCTTGTTCCGGGAGCAGGCAAAACAACGGTAGAAAAAATGTTTCACGCACTTGTTGCCGGATGGTTTCCGAGAGATTTCAGTCTTTTTTATTCGCATAGCGGAGATATTACCAGAATGTACTATGACGGTGTGTACGATATCGTTACAAATACGGAAGAATATACATGGAATGAAATTTTCCCGGATCTTTCCGTGACGAGCACAAATGCAAAGATGGAGCAGTTTAATGTCGGGAAGTACAAATCGTTTCCATCCGTACAATGTACGTCTGTTGGTAGTAAGAATGCCGGTAAAGTAAGGGCATCTAAGTTCTTGCTGGTTGACGATATGATAGGCGGAATTGAAGAAGCAATGAACCCCATTATCCTTGATAAATTGTGGGATAAATATGCCGTAGATGCCCGCCAGAGAAAGATACAGGACACGGACGGTAAGAACTGCAAGGAAATACATATTGCCACAAGATGGAGCGTACACGACGTTATAGGGCGTATACAAAATATGTACGAGGGCAATCCGAGAGTAAAGGTTATTGCGGTACCGGATGTAGACCCAGTTACCGGAGAAAGCAACTTTGAATATGAGTTTTCCGGTTTTACAAAAGAATTTTTTGAAGACCAGCAATTATTGATGGACGACATATCATATCGTTGTCTCTACAAACAGGAACCGATTGAACGAGAGGGATTGCTGTTTCCGGAAGATAAAATACGTCGGTATCTTAATTTGCCACATGGAGAGCCAGAAATTGTAACCGGTCAATGCGATACAAAGGGAAAGGGAACAGACTATTTTGTTCTGCCTGTATTGCAAAAATACGGAGAAGATTACTACTGTGTAGATTGTGTTTGCGATAACACGGCAGATTATGAGATGCAGTATGAAAATGCAGCAAACGTTCTGGCAAACAACAAAGTGCAGGAATGTGAATTTGAGAGAAACGCCGGCGGAGACCGTGTCGCAATGGAAGTAAACAAGCGTGTCGAAAAAAAAGGATGGATATGTAACATTACTGACACACCGACGGAGACAAACAAGGAAGCAAGGATTTTCCAGTGCTCTAACTGGATATTGCAGCACGTTATATTTAAAGACCCATCATTATATAAGCCAAATGAGTCATATGGAGTAATGATGTCTCTTCTTAAGAGATATTCAGTTTCCGGTAAAAAGCAATTGGATGATGTGCCGGATGTATTTTCAAACTTTGCGCTTAGAGTGACAAATGGAAATAACGTAGCCAAAGTAGAAGCGGCAGTAAATCCGTTTAGGAGGTATTGATATGGTAAACAAAGATATTTTAAATCAATACTTAGATTTAAGAGAAGAAGTGAAAGAAGTAAGGAATAAAATTGAAAAGCTTGAAAAATACATAGAAAAAATTGAGCAGGAAGGAACGGTTATTGATAGCGTTTCTGGCGGAAATGGTGGAAACCAACATTTTAAAATAGAAGGAATACCATTGCCAGAATATAGGCACAAAAAAACCTTGTTATATTCCAGAAAAACCACCCTCGAAATTTTGGAAAACGAACTTCTTGAAAAAACAAATGAAGTAGAAGAGTTTATTGCAAATATAAAAGATAGCAGAATTAGAAGAATAATTAACCTTAGATTTTTAGAAAATCAATCTTGGAATAAGGTTGCCGACCAAATAGGAGGCAATAACACAGAAGACAGCGTGAGAAAAGCGTTTGATAGATTTATGAAAGAGTAAAGTTGTCCGATATGTCCGTTTTTTTTCTGATATAGTTATAATCGAAGAAGTCAACAAATAGTTGAACACTTTACCATCCCCCATTGGAAGAGCATCGAAGAGGAATCTCCGGTGCTTTTTCTTTTTCAAAGAAAAGAGGACTTTATGGTATATACACCAAAAACAATATATTGCCCGCGTTGCGGAAGAAAAGTTGCCACACACGATGGGCGTTCAACAATGCAAATTTCTGTTGAGTGCAGAAAATGCCACAAGAAAGTTGTTTTTTATCCGGAGAATGGAAAAACAGAATTAAAATCTCTTCCGTTTCGTGCAACATCCAGCGGAATGACCTTTATTTAGGAGAAAAAAATGAGAAATGACAAATCTCTCCAAGACCTTGTTAAAGGCTGTTATGGTAGAAAAATTTTATATACAGATGTTGAAACCATCACAGCAGATAATATTGTCAATGTGGTGGGAGACTGCATCGGTAATTATTATTACAACAAAACCATCATAGAATACCTATGGCGGTATTACAAAGGAGACCAACCTGTTTTGTACCGCGTAAAGGTGCAAAACAGTGACATTACCAATAAAATTGTTGAAAACCACGCATACGAGATTGTTCAGTTCAAAGTAGGACAGACATATGGCGAGCCAATCCAGTTTATCAGTCGAAAAGATGACGATGTAATCAATAAGGCAGTAGATGCGCTGAATGACTATCTTGTAGACGCAAATAAGCAGGAAAAGGACATTAAAGCTGGTGAATGGCAGTCAGCAACCGGAACATCTTTCAAGGCGGTGAGATTTGCAAATGGAGAAATACCATTTCAGATTGTTGCCCCTACTCCGATGAATACTTGTGTTATTTATAATCGGAGCACGGAAGAACCGGTTCTTGCAGTACAAGAACTTAAGGATGAGGATGGAAGATGGTACAAACTGTGCTATACAGACAGTCATTCATGCAAAATTCAAAATGGAGTAGCTTCTGAATGGAAATTGCATGCATTTGGAAGCATTCCTATCGTTGAGTTCCCAAACAACCACGAAAGAATATCGGACATTGAACTTGTCATAGGGCTTCTGGATGCCATAAACAACATGCAGTCAAACAGAATGGATGGAATTGAGCAGTTTGTTCAATACTGGGTTAAGTTTGTGAACTGTGAAATCGACAAAAAGACGTTTGAAGAGATGAAAATGAGCCATGCTTTGACTGTAAAGTCTAACAATAAGGATAACAAAGCCGATGTTGAGATCATGACGCAGGAACTTAACCAGAGTCAGTGCCAGGTGGCAAAAGATGATCTTTGGGACAATGCCTTATCAATTCTTGCCATACCAAACAAGCAGGGGAACACTGGCGGAGATACACAGGGCGCGGTAGAGTTGAGAAATGGTTGGGATTTTTCAAAGACAAGAGCAAAATTAAAAGACCCAATCGTGAAATCGGCAGAGAAAAGACTTGCAAAAGTTGTCTTAAATGCAATACGAGTTAAAGATCATGATTTGAAATTGTCAGTTAGAGATTTTGATGTGCAAATCAATCATAGCCCGCAAGACAATATGTATACAAAGTCGCAAACACTATATCAGCTTTTAGAGTGCGGCATACATCCTCTTATTGCCATTAAAACGGTGGGGCTTTGGGGAGATGCTGAAAAGACATTCCTCTTGTCTAAGCCATATATAGATGCGTTGTGGAAAACAATTGATAATGCAGAAGAGCAGGAACAAAAAGCACAGGAAATTGTAAATCAATTAAATAAACAGCAAAATAAGACAGCTACCGAGTAATCGGCGGCTGTTTTTATTTTATAAAAATTCGCAAAGTTGTGAGCGTAAAAAACAACAGTGTCATTCGGTGTCGTTGCACCGCAAAAATTCGTAAAGACATATTGGAGGTAATCAATGAAAAGAGAAGAGTTAATTGCAATGGGTATCAGTGAGGAAAATGTTGGGAAAATCATTGCTGATTACGGCAGTGCCGTACAGAGAGAACAGGCAAAAGCAGCAGAGCTTAAGGCAAAGGCAGACAGTGCAGATGAGTTGCAGAAAAAGCTGGATGAAATGGAAGCAGGAAACCTCACGGAACTTGAAAAAGCAAACAAGGCGTTAGAGACAGCAAATCAGCAGATTGCAGATATGCAGAAGAAAAACGCCATCAGAGATCAGCGCGAAGCATTGATGGAAAAGTTAAAAATCAATGCAGAGCAGGCAAAATCTGTCGTCAAAGATGATGGAAGCCTTGATTATGACGCTCTTGGAAAGATTACATCCGAAAAGGAAACCGCGGCAGCGCAGGCAAAGGAACAGGAGATTGCAAATAATACTGAAAATCCGGGCGGCGGTACTGCAGGTGGAGAGAATAAAAAAACGGCAGATGTTGAAAATGCCGAAAGTATCAGCTTTGGCGAACCGGCAAAAAATGTAGAAGCCAAAGACCATTATGTTTTATAGGAGGTAAATTATGGGAAAACCGATTGAAAGAGACTTTACACAGAGTAAAGGAATTTTAAAATTCTTTCCTTATGAGGGTGCGGCGTGCATCGTTCCGCAGACAATGGTGTCAAGTGCCGATGCAAACGGAAAGAAGATTGCAAAGGCTGGGACACCTTTTCCAAGCAATGACGAATCTTGCAAAGGGTATCTTCTGGAAGATGTTGACGTAACAATGGGAGATGCGCCTGGAACTTATGTATATCAGGGTTCTATTGACAGCGCAAAGGTAACAGCGAACGGAGTGACCGTGGAAGCAACTGCAAAAGCAGCAACACCGCGTGTCACTTTTTTTGATTAAGAAATGGAGGTATTAGAGAATGGCATTACCATTAGCAGAAGCATTTACCGCAAGAAGCCTTGGGGTTATGTGGAATAATTATGAAAAAACGCTTGGTTCTGCGCCTTACTTAGGTAGACAGAAATTTGGAACCAGAAAACAGGACAGCCTTGAGCTTAGATTTATCAAAGGGAAAAACGGTCTTCCAGTATCCTTAAAGGCATCCAATTTTGATTCGCAGGCAGAGTTAAGAGACGTTGGTGGATTTTCGGACATTCAGAACGAGATGCCTTTCTACCGTGAATCTTACATGGTAACAGAGCGTGAAGAGCAGGAGTATGCAAATTACCAGTCGGCAGAAAATTCCAACATGGCAAACCAGGTGCTTAGAGAAATCAGCAAAAAACCGATGATGCTTATTGAAGGAGCAAGAGTAGTGCCGGAACGCCAGATTTGGCAGTTATTAGCACCATCTGATGGTATTCCAAGAGTACAGGTAACAATTGGCGGAAAAAGCTACTATGTGGATTATACTTCGGACAATGGAGTGGCGCACAAGAGAGACCATTACAAGGATATCTCCGGAAGCGATACCGATAAATGGTCTGCATCCGAAACAGCAACGCCACTTGACGACCTTATCGAGATTAAACGTGAGTTTGCAAAGAAAACAGGATATTCCCTTGCACGCTTTAGCATGAATACAGAAACATGGGAAATGGTCCTTAAGGCGGAGGACACAAAGAAACAGGTGCTTGGAATTACTGCTTACAATGGCGGTATTCGCTTACAGCAGGGGCAGGTTACAGAGTATCTTAGAGGATACGGCATCGAGATTGAAGTTTACGACAAACTTTACATCGACCCTGCAGACGGTGCTACCAAATATTTTATTCCTACAGGAGTTATTTCAGCGCAGGCATCCGGCGTGTACCTTGGAGATTATGTCTTTGGAAAGACACCGGAAGAGAGAAGCGGAAGTTTAACAGACGGAAACCTTTCTATTGTAGAAACCGGTATTTCGGTATATACATACGCAACAAATCATCCAATCAACACGCATTGCATTGTGTCAATGATCGGATTGCCTACTTTTGAGGGCATGGACAGCGTTGTTGTCATGAAAGTTGCGTAGGAGGTGCGGTATGATTGCTGAATATACAGTAAAGCGCAATGGAAGATGGTATAAAGCAGGAGATGAAATCCCGGACATTGTTCCGGGAGAGAAATCTTCCGGCGGGTACACCAAGACAGAGATTAACAGAATGAGCACTGCTGATTTACAGGCACTTGCCACAGAACAAGGTATAGACAACGCAGAAGAACTTACAGGAGCAGAATTAAAGAAGCTGTTAATTGAGAAATTAGGATTATAGGAGATAGTTATGGAATTAAAAGACACCGTGGAAATGATGAACAGCACGGACTACAAAGAAAGATTTAAAGCAGAGTATCAGCAAGTAGTTATTCGCTATAAGAAACTAAAAAATATGCTTGATAAGTGGGATAATGATAAACTTACCTTTACTCCAATTTGCCCTAGAAGTACATATAATATGCAGATTAAAGCAATGACAGATTATATTGCAGTTCTTGAAGCAAGAGCAGTAATGGAAAATGTAGAGCTTTAGAAAGGGTTTTAGCTATGGTAAAATACGCCACATTAGAACAAGTCAAAATCAGGCTGAAACAATTTCATATTGAAACCGTTACGGATGAAGATGGTGTTACTTCTGATGTTGTCGTGTTCGACCAGAAAGAAGATAATCCTTACATTGAACAGCTTATCAAGCAGGCAAAAAATGAAGTGGTAAGCAAGCGGAATTACCCGGAAAGCTACACGGATGAAAAAATATCCGAAGACTTGAAACAGTTTGAAGATGTAATCGTCAATTTATCCGTGTACGACCATTCACAGGCAGGAGAAGCCTATATGGCAAGTTATTCAGAAAACGGAGTGAGCCGTAGCTGGAAAGACAGGGAAAGCTTGTTTGTGGGAGTATTTCCGTTTGTAAAAGCATTATAACCGTATGGGATTCCATCTGGTTAGAAGATTGTGCGTTACGTTTTGCCGATGTTGGCAAAATGTAGCAGGCGGCACACATTGAGCGGTGGTGGGCGGTGTGCCATAAAAATGAAAGGCGGTATATGATTTGACGATTGAAATATCAACAGCAATCATTATAAGCGTGCTGTCGCTTGGTTTTTCCGTCTTTATGGGCTTGAAGAGCAACAAAAGGACAGACAACACGGATCTTGAAGAACGCGTGAGGGAGAACACACGCATTAACATGAAGTTGGATGCCATTTCAAACAACACGACCGAGATCAAAAATGAAGTATCTGAGATGCGAAAAGAAATAAATTCTCATGACAACAGGATCATAAAGGTCGAGGAAAGTGTGAAATCGGCTCATCACAGAATTGACGGGATAGAAACCCGTCTTAATGATGAAAAGGAGGTTTAATCATGGATATTATACAGTCTGTAATTGCAAATATGACAATTATTCTGGCAATCATTGGTGCGCTGGCATTTGTTGTGTCTGTGGTAACACAGGTAATCAAAGGTGTAGGCGTATTTTCTAAGATTCCAACGGACATTTTGGTATTTGCTCTTTCTATCGGAATCACGGTCGCTGCGTTTGTGGCATACATGCAGTACATCCAGACATCAATTTTATGGTATATGATCTTGGCAGCTATTATTGCAGGATTTATTGTTGCGTTTGTCGCAATGTATGGATGGGAAAAGCTTTCTGAGCTGTGGAAACGGTTCGGCAAGGATGTGAAGTGAAATGCTTGAGATCAATAAGCAAAAAATGAGTTATTCGCAGCAAAGCGGCAAGGTGCCGGTATATGTGACGGATGATGATGGTAACATCGAATATTCTTCGTACACGGATTCTGATGGTAATGTAATTTATTACCTTGATGATGACGGGAACAAGATACCGAAGACAACCGGAGAGTATACCACAGGTTATGAAAAGCCTGTGGTTTTTTATTCTTCAATCAGCAATAAGTTGAGTGAAGCACTTATAAAAGAGTTTGGCGTTGACAATTCCACAAACTTTGTTCAGATTGTCGAGGACAAAGGGAAACTTCCATTGAGCGTTGGCTCTTTGGTATGGAAACGGTCAGATGTAAGGTACAAAGATGAAGAGAATACAATCGTTGATGAAAATTCGGCTGATTACATCGTAAAAGGTGTCGCAGACGAAGGATTGACGGTTGATTTGTTCTTATTGCAAAAAAATGTGAAGTAGGTGCTGAATGGGAAAAAAAGTAATCACAATGAGCCTGTCTGAAAAGTCTGTTCAGAACGCCATACGAGAGCTTAGAGCCTATCAAAACAGCTTGATATATAAATGTCAGCTATTGGCAGAAAAACTCGCGGAAAAGGGCGTAGAGATTGCCAGAGTGCAAATTGCTGACCTTGACGCAATATTTACATCGGAACTGATTTCAAGTGTTCACGCGGAATATGAAGGAAGCACTAAGGGCGGCGGGATATGGGCGGTAATAGCCGGTACAGACCACGCCGCATTTGTTGAGTTTGGAACCGGAATTGTGGGACAGCAAAGTCCTTATCCTGGGAAACTGCCGGAAGGTGTTTCGTGGCAGTACGCAAGTGGAAAAACTATTCATCAGATTTCAGATGGAAGATATGGATGGTTTTATCAGGACGACAATGGCGATTGGTGGTTTACAGAGGGAATGCCAAGCCGGCCATTTATGTATCTGACCGCGAATGAGTTGCGGCAGATTGTTACACAGACAGCGAAGGAGGTGTTTGGATAATGGCAGGAAACCAGTGGGTATTTGACCTTGAAACAAACATTTTTTCCAATATTGTAACGATAGCCAAACCAAAACTCAAGAAGAAATACAAAAGCATGAATTTTGACACTGCATTTACAACGGTTGAAAAGAACCTTGATAAAGCACCTGTTTTCCCGACTATTTACATCCATGAGATGCCGGGGCTTGAACGTGGGGCAGATTTAGAGGGCACATCCGTAAATGCGGTGCAGGAAACAATACAGGTTGACGTCATTACAAACACAAAGCAAAGTGATGCAAAAGGGATTATGGCTATTTTAGCTGATGCCTTTAAACAGATGCGATTTCAAATCACAGCAATGCCGGAGTTTAAAAATGACAGTGAGAAAAAATTTAGAAGCGTTGCAAGGTTCCGGCGGATAATCGGAGCCAACGACAGATTGATGTAAAAGAGCCGAAAGGCTCTATTTTTTATGCACCGGGTGCAAAAAGATGCGCCCGATAACCGCATTATTTGGCGGTAGAAAGAGAGGTAAAAATGGCAGAAGCAGGATTGTCTACGTTAGGCATTACGTTTGGCTATGGAACAGAAACCACAGCCGGAACAAAGCCTACATCGTTTAAACAGCTTACAAGAATTAACGCAATCGGCGGTATCAACATTGAGCCGGAACAGATTGACGCATCTGCATTAGAAGATGCTATTACCAGATATGTAAAGGGTCGCGCAGATACCGGTGGCTCTTTCCCTATCACGGTAAACCTTACGGATGCCACAAAGGAAGAGTGGGAAACTCTTATCACGGCGTATAAGGCGCTTTCCGGCGGGAAAAGAATGTGGTTTGAAACGATTATCCCGGGATTTACCGACGCGTTTTTTGTTGTTGCGCAGCCACCGGAGCAGATACCGCAGCCGGAGATTGGTCAGAATGAGCTTTTGACGGTTGAAATGAACCTTACCATTGAAGAATACAAGGGCATGGACACCGCTGTAGCTTTTACACCGGGGGAATAACACGTCAGTCGAATAGTTCGGTTGGATCGGCTGACGATAACCAGACAACCGAGCCAGAGCTTGAAGAAACAATTTAAAAGAACAGGGCGGTCTTCGGACTGCCCTTTCCCTATATGAGAGGGAGAAAGGGAAAGAAAATGAAAAAATTAAAATTTGGCGAGAAAGAATTACAGATCAAGTTTGGATATGAAGCAACCGTGAAAAGCGGAATTATCAAGAAAGTAGCAAAATTAGACCAGATGGAAGATATTGAAGCGGTTGACGAAATCCTTTTATTTCTTCCAGAGTTAATCCTTGTAGGCGCGCAGAAGTTTCACAAAGAGGAACTTGGATACAATCCGGACAATGAGGGAGAAAAGGAACAGCAGCTTGGAAAAGTATATGCCATGCTGGATGATTACTTTGACGGAGAAGATGCAGATGTTCAGGTACTTTACAATGCACTTTTAGCGGAGCTGCTTGAAAACGGTTTTTTATCAAAACTGCTCAAAGCAGATCAGAAAGAAGCGGAGAAGAAAACTCCGAGGAAAAAGTAGAAGAACAGAGAGAACTTACATGGGGAACATATTGTGCGGAAATCCGCCCATTCTGGCTTTTAGTTACAAAAGGGTATGGATTTACCGTGCATGATATAGACGCGTCCTGCCCGGCTGATTTACAGCCTTATGCGGATGCTTACAACTTAGATAAAAAGCAAAGAGACAATGAGATGTGGATGTGGTTTGGAACATATGGATTGTCTGCGGTATCGGTGGCAGTAGAACATTGCCTTGCCGGTCGGAAAGCAAAATCAAAGTATATTGAAAAACCAATCAATGAACAGCAAGGAAAATATGATTCGGAAATGACGGAAGAAGAAATTAAGAAACAGAGAGAGCTATTTGTGGCAAAGCTCAAAATTATGCAGTCAAACTATGAGTTGAGCCATCCAAAACCAGAAAAGAATTTGGAGGTATAAATATGTCAATTAGAATTGGATCTGCAAGACATGATGAAAATGGGAAATTGACCGGTGGGAGACCGGGAGATCAGACAGGAACAGAAGTAAGTATGCAAAACTTTTATGTTCATAAAAAAGGATGGTATGTGTTAAGACCAAAAACAAAAAATATGGCGGATAAACTGGCAGAATCAATGATTACAGCGTGCAATAATGATAATATTGGCTACTGTCAGGGACACCGGCTTGGAATTGTCAAATATGGTATTAATTCAAAAGTAAAAACAGAAGCAGATTGCGGCACAACGGTACGGGCATGCATTATTCATGCAACTGGAAAAGATGTTGGTAATTTCACCACAGCAAATGAAAAATCTGTACTTCTTTCTAGTGGCATGTTTGATGACATTGGAGGTTATGCGGCAGGAATGGTTCTTTACAATGGAGATGTTATTGTCACAAAAACAAAAGGTCATACAGCGATTGTGACAAGCGGAAGCCCTAGAAAAAATGTAAAAGATCATTTAAACCCATACCCGGAACCTGCAAGGATTTTAAAGAAAAAATTCCCTTGCATGAGAGGGGATGATGTGAGATGGCTTCAGACGGAGCTTATTTATCACGGATGCCTGGATGAAAAAGATAAAAAGGGAAACAGTAATGTGGACGGTATTCTTGGAAATGATACGGCGACCGGTATTGGAACATTCCAGAAAAAAGTCGGAATTACAGTAGATAAGAAATGCGGACCGGTTACAAGAGAAAAATTAAAAGAGTAGATCAAGGACGGTAAGGTGTCACAGCCTACCGCCTTTTTATTTTGCATAGAAAGTTGGTGCATATATGGCAGACATTGATGAATTACAAATAAAAATCAAAGCTGACTCTGCAAAAGCAAGTAATTCCATAGAAAGCCTTGTAAACAGCATGAATAGGCTCCGGGAAAGCATATCGTTTGACACTGCAAAACTTTCAAATATTGCAAGCGGAATCAGAAGCATTTCCGATGCGGCTACCGGATTTAAAGGTGGTAAATCTTCGGAAATCACATCAATGGTGCGGGCACTCAATAAATTTTCTGGTGTTGATGCAAATTCTATCCACGGAATATCTTCTGCTGTGAGAGATCTTGCATCTGGAATAGCAAGTATTAAGGCTGTTGATACAAGCGGACTCATAAGCATGGTGTCTGCGTTGTCAAAAATCGGTGGCAAGGCATCTACACAGGCGACAAAGAATTTACCGGCTCTTTCTGCACAGTTACAAAACTTTGTACGTCAAATGAACAAGATAGGTGCATTGAATTTTGATATGACCAACATGAGTAATCTTGTAACGTCCATATCAAGGCTTGGAAGCGTTGCAAGCGGTCGCGCGGTGACTAATATTCCTTTGCTTGCTGACAATCTCAAATACCTGTTTGAGACGCTTTCAAAAGCACCAAATGTATCTTCGAATATCATTCAGATGACGCAGGCACTCGGCAATCTTTCCAACAGGTCTGGTGGCGCAATTTCTGGGTTAAATACCAGCATCAGTAGTCTTTCCGGTTCTTTCCTTGGATTTAAGGCATCCACAGGGAAAGCATTGATCGGACTCAAGTCATTCACAAGACAGATTTTGTCCTCTATGGGGATTTATCTTGGTCTGTACGGAGCGATCAGGGGAATAAAAAATGCAATCGACATATCATCCGCATTAACAGAGGTTCAGAACGTTGTTGATGTTACTTTTGGGGACATGTCAAAGAAAGTCAATGATTTTGCACAGGACTCTATACGACAGTTCGGTATGTCAGAACTGACACTGAAACAGACGGCAAGCCGATTCCAAGCAATGGGAACAGCCATGGGAATTGACAGAAGTTTAATAAAGAAAGCCAATGAGTTTTTAAACAAACAGACAGATGGATATATTGGTTTGTCTGATTCCATGGCTGATGTGTCTTTGAATTTAACAAAATTAACTGCTGATATGGCATCTCTGTATAACATAGATCAGGATGTTGTGTCGCAGGATTTAGCTGCAATATTTACCGGACAGACACGTCCATTAAGAGATTACGGTCTTGATCTTACACAGGCAACCCTTAAAGAGTGGGCGATGAAACAGGGATTAGATTCTGATATCGAGTCTATGTCACAGGCTGAAAAGACAATGCTCCGGTATCAGTACGTCCTTGCCAATACGCAGACAGCACAGGGAGACTTTGCGCGTACTGCTGATTCGTGGGCGAACCAGATCAGAATTTTAAAACAGTCGTTTGAACAGCTTGGCAGTGTTATTGGTGGAGCATTAATCAATGCTTTTAAACCATTCGTAAAAGCACTCAATTCTGTTTTACTGGTTGTTATCAGCTTTGTAACAAAGGTTACAAACGCTTTAGGCGCAATCTTCGGATGGAAATATGAGGATTCCGGTGCAGGTCTTGCAGATAGTTTTTCAGATGCGGCAGAGAGCGCAGGCGATGTTGCTGACAATACCGGACAGGCGGCAAAGAACATTGACAAGATGAATAAGGGTGTCCGTCAGTTTGATGAATTGAAACTGATTACAACAAATGATGGTTCTGGCAAAAAAGGTTCGGGCGGTTCCGGCGGCGGTGGCGCATCCGGTGGTGCCAGTGGCGGTAAACTTGTCAAGACAGATACTATTTTTAAAAATTACGAAAGTGATATTAAAAATCTGAAACAACTTGGAAAATACATCAGTGATGCCTTATCAAAAGCTATGGAGTCTATCAACTGGGATAAGATTTATTCCAAGGCAAGAAACTTCGGCAAAGGCTTGGCAGATTTTCTTAATGGTCTTATCAATCCGAGACTGTTTGGAAATGTAGGAAAAACGATTGCTGGGGCACTGAATACGGCGATTTATGCCACACTTTCCTTTGGTCAGACATTTGACTGGTCAAACCTTGGGAAATCACTGGCAGAGGGAATAAATAAATTCTTCAAAACATTTGATTTTAAAGCACTTGCAGAAGATATAAATACTTGGGTACAGGGAGTTTACAAGACAATTAAGACCATGATAGAAAATATCAAGTGGTCTGATGTTTGGAAAGGCGTAAAAGATTTTCTTTCAAACATTGATATTGAGACAGTTGAAATTCTTCTTGGAGCATTTGCTCTGAAACTTGCAGGAAAACTGTTAACAGGGAAACTTCTCAAGGAGACTATTGGGAAATTAATAGGAGCGAAATTCACAGCCGCTTTTGGTTCAACGGCGGTAAAATCATTGCTCTCTTATGCAATTCCTATTTCACTTGCTGTAGTAGTGGCAACGTTATCTTTTACGGTTGGAAAAGATAGCATAAAAAAAGATGTTAATAATTTAAAAAAAGCGTATGAAAAAGGCGGTTTTCTGCAATATCTTCAGGAAAGTTTTAAACAACTTCTTAATCCGTTTGAATGGATTAATACATATGGCGGTGGAGTTTTGAGCCATGATACTGTGATGGACAAATTAGGCATCGGAAATGGAATGAATGTTGATGAATTTGTCAAAAATCTGCCTAAAAAGGAAGATTACAAATCATTAGATGATTTCCAAAAAGCACTAAATGAGTTCAATGATAATATGCCTAATAAATTAAATGTACCTGACAGCTTTGATCTAAAGGCGTGGATAGATGAATGGAAGAATATAAACGGATTAGATGATGTAGATTTACGAGCAGATGTTGTTCTTCCAAATTTACAAGAGAAGATTTCCGAGTTCAAAGACAATGTCAAAGAATGGTGGGGATTGAATGTAGAACTTCCAGTTCATAACAAATTGACAACTACTCAAAATGATATTTCTTTATGGTGGGAAAATGTAAAGGAATATTGGGGAGAAAAAAAGCTCTCAATACAGACAGAAATAGGAGAAATAAAAGGTAAGATAGAAGAAAAGTGGAATGAAGCCTTAACTTACATTCAGGAGAATATTTTCCCGTGGTTCACAAAAGAAAAGTGGATGGAAGTAGGAAATGGAATAAAAGAGGGATTATCTGCTAAATGGGATGAGTTTTCCGATTGGTGGCAAAAGACAGGAATATATAATTGGTGGGAAAATCATGTGAAACCTTGGTTTACAAAAGAAAAATGGGATGAACAGGGAGAAGGAATGAAAAAAGGTCTTTCTGAAAAATGGGACGAATTTAGTAATTGGTGGAGTACATCTGGAATTGGTTCTTGGTGGACAAATCATGTCGCACCGTATTTTACGAAAGACAAATGGACATTCAGTGGCATTTCTGACGGATTGAAGCAGGCATTTGATAATGCTGTTGCAGGAATTAAGCAGGTATGGAATAATTTTGCAACGTGGCTTAATTCAAAACTGTCTTTTTCATGGGATTCTGTAAATATTGGTGGAAAAGAAATAATTCAAGCTGGCAATATTAACCTCGGGAAAATACCAACATTTGCAACCGGAGGCTTCCCGGAAGATGGTTTATTTTTTGCAAATCACGGAGAAATGGTCGGGCAGTTTAGCAATGGAAATACAGCGGTTGCGAATAACAGCCAAATCGTAGAAGGAATTAAAGCAGGAGTAAAAAGCGCAGTATCAGAAGCATTGACACCATATCTGTCACAAATCGCACAGAATACAAGTGAAAACAGCGGAATTAAAGTTGAATTAGACGGCAAGGTAATATATGACAGTACAGTTAAGCAATGGAAGAGTGAAGCAAGAAGAACACAGAGAAATCCAGTTCCAATATTTTAATGACAAATACCGCCACTTGTGCTAGAATTATTTTATTACAAGTGGTGGGAGAAAAAGCTATGAATGAAAAAAGTGAAACAAAATTATGCAAATACTGTCAGACGGAGATTCCAGCTAAAGCAAAAATTTGCCCTAATTGCAAAAAAAAGCAGGGTGGGGCAACAAAGTGGTTTGTTGCGGTGGTTATAGTTATAATCCTGTTGATTGCCACATTTGGCGGAAACGGAGAAAACAACGATGCAGTTGCTGATTCTACCGAGCAAAATAAAAAAGTTTCTTCTATTAGTACGGTAGATAACAAGGAAGCGACAAGAGAAGAAGTTTCCGATTCTGATTTTTTGGTAAAAGAGTATCTGTACGAAAACACAATAGGAGACACATTAGATTTTTTGATTGTAACAAATAATTCAAACACGAATGTCGCAATTTCTGGGAACGCTATAGCCAAAGATTCAAGTGGGAATTCAATAGGAGCCGCCGACATGAGCATTGATGTATTGGGAGCAGGGGAAACATCTATTGGCGTTTTCTATTTTGATAGTGTGTCCGGAATTGACAAGGTGGATTACACATTAGATTATGACGAAAACCCATATTATAAACCGGTTGTAAATGATTTATCCGTTGAACAGACATTTAATGATGAAAACGTTACTGTATCCGTGACCAATAACAGCACAAATCCGGCGCTTTTTGTAAGCGCGTATGCAATATTTTTTGACAGTAGTAATAATGTGGTAAATTACAACAGCACATATATTACAGATTCAGACAGTGAGATTAAACCAGGGAAAACTATTTCGGGGCAGCTTGATTGTTATGGAAAATACGATTATGCAGAGGTATATTTTACTGGAAGAGCAGATAAATAGAATAATAAACTAAAGGAGAAGAATGTATGTACGACAAAGAAAAAGGGATTTATCCATCTGGAGGATATCTTGTTGGTAGAGATTTACCATTGGGCGGTTATGTTTTTACTGCAAAAAACGGTCAAAAAGGTTGCGTTACTCTTTACAAAAGCTATAAAGATTTTAAAGAAGAGGAAATGGAATTAACCTATGAATACTTTGAAGAAGATTATCATTTATCGCTAATGGAAGATGGTAATTACTTATTGGTGGAAAATGCAACAATACAGAAAATATAAGAGGAAGCGCAGAGATGCGCTTCTTTTTTTGAAAAATATTTCAAAATAGTATTGACTTTCTTTGCACGTACATATATTATTAAGGCATAAAGATTGCACGTGCAATCAAAAAGAGAGGAAGTGATTATGTGTCTCCATTAAAAAAAGGACAGAAACTTACTGATAATCCTAAAAATGTTAGGCTTGATTTGAGACTTACAAAAGCAGAAGCAGAGGATTTGCAATATTGTGCGGATAAGTTAAAAACAAGCAGAACGGATGTTATCAACATGGGGATTAGAAAAGTGAAAGAAGAAATCAACAAAAAATAAAGCGTTCCAACCCTAGACAAGTTAAACGCTTTATTCAACACAGCCACCAAAAGCGGTTGATACATGGATTATACCGCTTTTCGGAATGGTTGTCAAACAGCAAACGAAAGGTAGGTAAAATCTATGAGAAGCATTGAAGAAATTGTAAGAACGATACTTAATAGTGACGCGCTGATGGAGAAAGTGAATCATGTTGTGGAAATCGAGAGGATGAAGTATAACCGTGGTTGGAGTACCGAAACGGACATTGATAATTTTTCTCCGATTGGTTTTCGCAAAGTGGTAACATCAGCCATGAATTTGCTCGGACTGCCGAACGAATCCGATGAGGTTGATATTGCCAGCGAAATTCTTAAGGACATTTTCAGAAATGAAATCATAAAAAAGGATGGAACTTATTTACCGAGCCAAATTGAGCAGTACAGATCGTTGCTTTCTCGGCTTGCAATCCAATGTGATAACGAAAAATTGTTGCGCGGCGTTGTAATATTTATGGCAGATTTGAATGATGAGGACGTAATAGATCACGACGGTATTTACCGCCTTGTAAAGAAAGGCGGTGCGAGATAATGAAAGAATTTTATATTGAAGAAATTACTAAAAATCTGAATTTACTCAGCGAACACTTTTTAAGATGTGTGTGGATTTTTACAAGTAACCTTGCATCCGACAAGAAAGGCGGTGCGAGATGAAAGAGCAATTAATCACAGAAATTCAGAACATACATGATGAAAAATTTTTGCATTTCATTTTGAACACGATACTTTCATTCAAGCAGAAATGGGGAATTTGCTGATGAACGATATTCAGATTTTTAACAATCCAGAGTTTGGAGATATTAGAACAGTAGTTATTGACAATGAGCCGTGGTTTGTGGGAATAGATATTGCAACGGCACTTGGATTTGGAAAAGGAACAGCTCCGATTAACGCAATAAAAAGGCACGTTTATGAAGAGGATAAGCAACTCACCAAAATGGTGAGCCAGGGTCAGAATAGGGATATAACCGTTATCAATGAAAGCGGTCTGTACTCCCTCATTTTTGGTAGCAAACTGGAAAGTGCGAAGAAGTTCAAGAAATGGGTCACATCCGAAGTTCTCCCATCCATTCGCAAGACTGGTACATATATTATGCCTCAGACCACGGATGGGAAGATTGCATTGCTTGCACAGGGGCACACGGAACTGAAAGCAGAGGTTGACGAAATCAAGGCGGATTTGGAAAGCCTTAAGATGGACTTGCCGATACTTCCGGTGGAAGCCGACCGCATTACGGAAGCTGTCAGAAAGAAAGGCGTTTCAATCATGGGCGGCAAACAGTCAAGCGCATACAGCAACCGTGGATTGCGCCAAAAGGTTTACAACAATCTGTATGCCAATCTGAAATACAACTTTGGTGTTCGGTCTTACAAGAGCATCAAGCGTAACCAGTGCGACAAGGCAGTTGAAGTGATAAATGCCTATCAGACGCCGTATTTTTTGCAGGAACAGATTGACGATGCCAATATGCAGCAGAGGTTGGAATTTGATTGACAAATTTTGGCATATGGTATAGAATACAAAATAATTAAAAATCACGCAGGCAAGATCTAAAGAATTTAGGACGTCCTGCAAGCCTATGAGGAATAGGTGCGGATTCGTGACCGCCAGAGATTGAAGAAATTCAGTCTTTGGTGGTTTTTTTATTTATTTCAAACTGCATAAGAAAAATAAAAAAATGAAATTTAAACCTGCCTGTCAAATGACAGTAGCGAAAGAAAGGTGGAAAAGAGGATGTATGAATTGGTGGAACTCAAAGGAAACGATGTTTTTACAAACAGCAAAGTGATTGCAGATGGAACAAATAACCAACATGAATCTGTTGTTGCTATTATCAGAAAATACGAGAAAGATATTTTAGACTTTGGCAATATTGATTTCTCCGATTTAAAATCGGGGAAAAGGGGACAGCCGGAAAGAGTTTATTATTTGAATGAGGAACAAGCAACATTTGTTATAACTCTTTTGAGAAATTCAAAAATAGTTGTGAAGTTTAAGAAAGAGTTGGTTCGACAGTTTTATGCAATGCGCAGATTTATTCTTGAAAAACAATCGAAACTATGGGGCGAAACAAGAATCGCTAATAAAGAAAATCGGCTGAAAGAAACTGATGTGATTAAACTCCTTGTAGACTATGCCAAAGAACAAGGAAGTACGCATTCAGATAAACTGTATGTGACATATACCAAGTTGGCAAAATCAGTAATTGGTGGAAATCGCGACAATATCACAGTTTCAGATCTCAATAATTTAACCCTTGTAGAAAGCATTATTTTGCAGACTATTAGAATTGATATGTCAATGGGTATGCACTACAAGGATATTTATAGGGATTGCAAAAATAGAATAGAACAATTTGCAGATATAACTTACCTGTCCGCTTAGCCACGAAAATTTGGGGCTATTCCAGTATTTCGTCACGGGAAATTACAATCTTACTAAATATATAGCGTGCGACTCCTGTTAGGGTATGTTCCTAACGCACGTGAATTTAAAGGTTGAGCCTTGCGAAATGTAAGGCTCGGAAATTTAGGAGATAGAAAATATGGCATACACAGCTCTTATGACTAAAGATGAAATTGGATTTGAAAACAATACGAACACGATAACGACACTTGAAATTGCAGAAATGATGGAAGTTCCGCACTATGAGATTTTAAAAAAATTGGAAGGGACAACAAATCCAGACGGAAGCACTAAACAGGCAGGAATTATACCAACATTAGGTAAAGGGAAAATTCCCGTTACCGATTATTTCATCAAATCAACGTATTTGACAGGGCAAAACAAGAAGATGCCGTGTTATGAAGTTACCAAGATTGGTTGTGATTTTCTTGCTAATAAGTTTACAGGAGAAAAAGGCATCCTATTCACAGCAAAATATGTAAAGCGTTTTAACGAGATGGAGATGGGACAAGTTCCGAAAGATTTTCCATCCGCTTTAAGGGCATATGCGGATGAAGTGGAGCGTAGGCAAATTGCAGAACAAGAAAAAGAAAAGTTACAACAGGAATTAGACTACAGTAAAGATTGGTATTCAATCAAGCGTGTTGCGGCAATGAATGATGTTGATTGGAGAACGTTCAAATGGAGAAAATTAAAAGAAAAGAGTATTGAACTTGGATATGGCGTCAAAAAGATTTTTGACGCGAATTATGGTGAAGTAAATACTTACCATAGGGATGTTTGGGAAGCAGCATACCCGGAGTATGAAATTTAGGAGAAATTTTATGAACAAATTAGAGATTAGGATTACGTATGGGAACACGGAAGTAATTCACACACCGGAGAAAATTGTGATTAAATCGCCCAATATCGAAGTAATTACAAAATAGATCAAGAAAAAGAAGTGGCATCTATCAAATTGGTGGTAGGTGCTATTTTTGTACAAATTTTACCGACTGTCATTTGAGACAGCCGCAAACCCAAACAGTTAGGTGGTGGAAATATGGCGTACAGCGGTTGGTTGCTAAAGATTGGAAATTATACAGTTCCAATGTCTTTTATGAAACCGGAGACATATAGCCCATATGTCAATATGCAGGATTTAGATGATTATACGGATGCCAATGGTTATCTGCATAGAAATGCCGTGGAATTAAAGGCTTTAAAAGTGGAGTTTGAGACACCGGCAATGCTGACAAATAAGACTTTTAATGAGGTGTTAAATAATATCAGAAGCCAGTTCACAAATGCAACAGGGAGAGCCTGCTATATCACAGCGTATATCCCGGAATATGACGATTATGTGACGCAGTACGGCTATATGGCAGATTTTCAGCCTACGATATACGGAACATATGATGGGATAATTCGTTACAATTCAGTTCGGCTTGCTTTCATAGGGGGTGTGTACGGTGGTTAATTACAAATACACTGATTTGTTCAAACAAGATACAGTAGACAAACAGCTGATGATTGTATCAGATGATGGGAAAATCAACATCACAAATACAGAGCTGCACCAGGAAATGTTTGAACTAACAGAAAGCCTATGTTCAGAACAGGAATTAACGTTTGGTTCGTGTGAAGCTGCCATGATTAAATTTACCGTCTCAAACACATTTCTACCAATGAAAGGCAAATGGCTGACAGTAAGAATGTCACTTGATGGTCACACGGATGCGGCGTTTCAGTTCGGGAGATACAAGGTTGATTCTGACACACCTACGGCAGATAGAACATGCCGTGAAGTTATCGCCTATGACGCGTTGTACGATGTTTTAACAGCCGATGTGGCAGCATGGTACAACACTGTATTTCCGTCGCACGAGGAACAGAAAACAGATGAAGATGGCACAATCACGACCGTTACAGTTTATGATCCGGTCACTATGAAGCAGTTCCGGGACAGTTTTTTCAAGCATTTCGGAATCGAACAGGCGAACATCACACTCATTAATGACAATATGTCAATTGAGAAAACCGTGGCGGTCACAGCATCCGGTGAGACAAGTTCTGCCACAGAGGAATCAAGCACCATAGGCGAGACAATCAGCGGCAAGGAAGTGTTGTCCTGTATTTGTGAGATCAATGGCTGTATGGGGCATATGGGGCGCGACGGGAAGTTTCATTATATTTATCTGGAACAGGAGATACAGGGATTATATCCGAGAAACGATCTTTATCCGGCAGATGATTTGTTCCCAAGAGATCCGAAAAGCAACCGTATCGGGAAGGATTTATATATAACGGCTGAGTATGAAGATTTTCTTGTTAAAACAATCAATAAGTTACAGATCCGGGAGCAGAAGAATGATATCGGTGTGATTGTGGGTACTGGAGACAATGCTTATGTGATCGAGGATAATTTTCTTGTCTATGGTAAAGGAACGAAAGAATTAAAAGGCATTGCAAACAATGTTCTTTCAAAGATCAGGGGGATTGTTTATCGCCCGTTTACGGCAGACTGCAAAGGAAATCCATGTCTTGAGGTCGGGGATGCAGTGCGGCTGCCGACAAAATACGAACTGATCGAATCTTATATTTTCAAAAGAACTTTGAAAGGTATACAGGCTTTAAGGGATGATCTGGAAGCGGACGGGGAAGAGTACCGGACGAGTAAAGCGAATGGAATACAGAGAAGTATTTTGCAGCTTAAGGGAAAAAGCAATGTATTAGAGCGGTCGATTGAAAAGACACAGAGCACGATAACGGATGTCAAAGAGGGATTGCAGTCACAGATCACGCAAACTGCAACCGAAATTCGCACAGAAGTTAAAAATACAACGGATAGTTTATCATCAAGAATCACGCAAAATGCGGACAGCATTACAGCAGAAGTAAAAAGAGCACAGGGGCAGGAAGTTGAACTTGCAGCAGCTATTAAAATTAATGAGGACAAGATTACAGCGGAAGTTACGAGAGCAAGCAAAGCAGAGGGCGATTTGTCCGGAAAGATAGAGGTGACCGCAACTAAGATACGGTCAGAAGTCAGTGCTTCTTTAACAGTATGGGATACCGAAGATTATGACGTTACACATTGTGGTTTCGGGAATCCACAAGATACATACCCTGCATCTTCGTATTATTCTGGACACAGTTTTTTGGATCAGAATACTGGAAAGTTTTATGGTTGCGAACCAGATGGTGGAATAAGCAGTGGAAAATACAAATGGACTCTGATAAAGAAATTTAAGCAACTTTCATCGAGTGCGTCCAGTACGATTACGCAGTCATCAAAGCAGATCAGCTTGAAAGTATCAAAAGACAGCGTCATTTCAGAAATCAACCAGTCAGCCGAGGGTATCAAAATTAAAGCAAAACTGCTTGAATTAAAAGGTTCTATGGAAATGACCGGGGGATATATGCATATTCAAACGGAAGAGTCTGTAGAAAACCTTATTGAATTTAAACGCAGTGGAACACTTGTACAGATGGGAACGGATGGATTTCGAACAGTGGAAGGGACGCTTGAAAGTCCTGTTCATAAATGTACGGTTCAATATAATCAGGTTTCATTGCATAAAGGCGCAAACGATAATGACCACATGATGATCCATTTAGACGGAGATACCGGAGTAGGTGGATTCAGAGGTGGAGTAATTAATGGATCTGACAAAAGAATAAAAAACACAATTTTAGATTTAAGCAAAAAGCAATCATCTGAGTTTATTTATTCTTTAAGAGCAAAATCGTATCGTTATAATTTCGAAAAGTATGGATTTCATCATGGCTTTATAGCACAGGATGTTTTGGAAAGTGTGGAAGAAGGATGGAATATTTGCCCTCAAATTTTCTCAAACGGTAACGGAGAAAAGTATTACGGACTGAATTATACAGAGCTGATCGCTGATCTGGTTGCAACAGTGCAGTTGCAGCATGAAGAGATAGAACAGTTAAAGGAAAAGGTGGAAAATCTATGATAAATGCAAAAATCCGGGAATTTGAAAACGACATTATCAATTATGTAAATTTGTGCGAGGATGTTCCAATCGAAGCTAAGTACCTGGTGTTTAAGGATATTCTGCAGCAGATCAAGGAAGAGGCAAACAGGCAGGTTACAGTAGAGCGGGAACAAATGAAGCTTGATTCGGAAAGGGAGAGTGAGGACCATGAATAAAGCGCATAGTGCTATTAATTGGGAGAATTACCCGAGTGATGAAACACCGCTTAATGAAAGCAATCTTAACAAAATGGACGCAGCCATTGGCGTTATTGATGATCGTGTAATCACTCTCGATACCACAAAAGCCACGAAAACAGAAGTGGCTACCCTTGTTGCAGACGTGACCTTTGAGGAATCGACCGGAATCATTACGATCACAAAAAAGAACGGTTCTAAGATTACGATTGATACACAGATGGAGAAAATCGCAATCAACTTCGTTTATAACCCGACCACACAGCAGATTATCCTGACTCTGATTGATGGCACGAAACAGTACATAGACCTGTCGGCACTGATTACACAGTATGAGTTCCTTGATTCTGATACGGTAGCTTTTTATATTGATAAGGATGGAAAAGTGTCTGCCATCGTCAAAGAGGGAAGCATTGAGGAAAAGCATTTAGAACCAAATTATCTTGCCAAGATTAAGGTTGAGGCGGCAAAAGCCGAATTGAGCCAGAAAGCGGCAGCAACGTCTGAAACCAATGCCAAAGCAAGTGAGGATGCCGCAAAAGCCAGTGAGACGGCTGCAAAAAAATCAGAGGACAATGTCAAGGCGTCCGAGACAGCGGCAGCGAAGTCAGCTACGGCGGCAGCGGCATCCGAAAGCAACGCAAAAGTCAGTGAGACATCCGCCAGTGAATCATCTGCCACAGCCACGGAGAAAGCATCATCTGCCAGTCAGTCAGCTGATACAGCAGCCGAAAAAGCAGATATTGCAACTCAAAAGGCTGCGGAGATCATCGGTAAAGCGGAATCTGCAGAAGAAAGTGCAACCAAGGCACAGAGTTATGCTGTTGGTGGTACAGGAAGCAGAGAGGGCGAGGATTCTGACAATGCCAAGTATTACTATCAGCAGGCAAAAGACATATCAGAAGGACTTAAAGGTGGATTGCAGCCACACGGAACAGTTGCATTTGCAGATCTTCCGGCACTTGCGGATGTTAGCACAGGGTGGATGTTCAATATTTCAGATGAATTTACAACCACGGATGATTTTAAAGAGGGAGCAGGGAATACAGTACCGGCGGGAGCGAATATCTATAAAACATCGGATGAAAAGTGGGACGTGCTTGCCGGTACGCCTGTGACGGGGGTTAAGGGCGCAAAAGAAGCATCCTATCGGCGAGGAAATGTCAATCTCACTCCAGCAAACATTGGGGCAGTAGCGACAGGTGGAGATACAGCGAGCAATATCGTATCATTTACAGCATCAACCGCAAGAGAAAATCTTAAAAGCGGTGAAAAGCATAATATTTTATTCGGAAAGATCGTAAAGTGGTTTGCAGATCTGAAAACAGTAGCCTTTAGCGGTAATTATAATGATTTGAGTAATAAGCCGACCATACCAACCGTCGTAAATAATAACACTACCACGGAAGCAGGCTACGCACTTGATGCAAGACAGGCAAATCCGAATGTGGATGGGAGCTTGGCAAAACAGATAAGTACGTTAAACAGAAGTTTAGCACTTCGACCGGTTTACCCACTTTATATCGGAAAAACGGCTGTTTGGAGTACACGCGACGATCTATATGAAGTGACAGCGGATGGGTATATTCAGTTTTGGTATAACGTGGATGATGATAAACACGATAGTAATTGTGGAATAAATGGATTCATAGACGGCGTATTAGTATATGAATACTTTGAATATCACCAAGCCGGTGCAGCAAACGAAAATTACAGTCCTATGTTTCCAGTGTTAAAAGGTCAGACAGCCAATTTTCATATCATCACAGACAGTGTACTTCAATATGCTACGATATATCATTATCCAGTCAGAGCCTAACGGTGGAATCACTGCTGAATAAATTTGTTATTTTTCAATTCCATTTCCCAATCGCAATGTAATGGAATACCGTAGTTACAAGATCTCTCTTTTCGGTAGACATATATTCAAGTCTTGTAATAGTAGACACTGTCGCATTTACTTTTCTAATGCACATCGAGTTACCGCCAAGGATACTTACAGTCACAGTTGTTTCAAGAAGAAAAGAGGGATAATTTGGCACCAAAACATACAACTAATAAATACAATAAAATCAAGCGCCTAAGAGCCGATTACATGACCATGTGTTGTGTAGCCGGCTCTTTTGCATAAAGCCTACGGGCGGAAAGGAAAATTATGCACTTAAAATTCATCACAGATAACTGGCAGATGCATAATTTTCAACCAGTAATTAATTTTTTAACAAAATTTAAACTAATCAATCGACATTCTTTGACAATAAGAAATTTACCTGTCGAAACTTGCGACCGAAAGAAATTGAATGTTTGCGGGAAAATTTGTAAAATAAAATTGTCCGATAAGGGCACTTCAAGTTCTGGCTGAGGGGCGGGATAAGGCGTTTTCTTGTCCCTCAACTACAAACGAGTTTGTAATTTGTAGCAATTTGTCAAATTGGGTTGACGATATCGAACATAAGTTCTATAATTTGTTTATCGCTATCGGAAGTGCGGAATGATTGGAGGAAATCAATATGGGGGAAAATGAGGTTGAGAATGAAAACGTAAACGAATTTTACAAGGAAAAAATTTATGAATTGGTCGCTCATTGCGATAATGAGAGGTGGCTTAGAGCTATCTTAACGTTTATAAAAGAACTATTAAAGTAAAAGAAAGCCAAGGGTTTGCGCATTGCCCTTGGCTTTTCTTTACTTCTGACTTGTGATTGAATCAATGAATTTTTCCAATGCATTCCATCCGGTATCATCCATTTTCGATAACGCCACGATCAAACGTTTTTTAAAATCTGAATCTTCACATTTAAGTACGTCTGCGAGCATCTTTGAAATCTGCTCGTCTTTGGTTTCTGGGATAAACATTTCGCCGTTTCCAGTTCGTAACCAATCTTCATTGACATTTTCATTTCGTAACATGATTATATGTTGTTCTGTTACGTTTCTGCGTCCTGATTCAATATCAGAGACACCAGACTTGGTTATTCCGAGAATCTTTCCAAATTCTTCTTGGCTTTTTCCCATAGCCTTGCGAAGTTCTTTCATTCGCTCATTCATAATCTCACCTCTCTTTCTACATAGAACTATACCATACGTAAACAGAATTGTAAATAGAAAAAGTTCGCAAACGGAACAAAAACATGTTGACACAGTTCTGAAAGCGTGATATATTATACGCATACCGAACAAAAACAACATTAAAAGTTCGGCAGAAAGGAGTGATACGGTGAGCGAACAGGAAAAGAAAGTTGTTGAAAAACTCAAAGAAGCCATTCCAAAAATGAACGACTTTCAGAAAGGCTACGTTCTTGGCATGGTTGAGGGTTCTGCAAAAAAGCAGGAAAGTGAAGAAGACAATCAGAAAGGAGAAATTCAGTGAGAATTTTAAAAGAAATGCTCAATACGTTAAAGAGTATTGACGGTACACTAAAACGCATTGAGCAGTCTGTTTCAGAGGAGAAACAGCATGAAGTGATAAAAGAAGCTGTTTCTCATGCAATGGTTGGAAAAAGGTACGAACCTACTCCGAAAGATTTTTGACAGCAAAATCGTATGCCGCTTTTAAATACAGAACTTCTTCGGATGACATTTCGGTATTTCCGCAAAGTGGAGCTTCGCGTTTGTCAATTTCATATTCTGAAAGTTTTGAACTGGCATATGCGACAGCTAAGTCATGAATTGTCTTTTCAATCATTTTAGCACCTCCCTTATTTGATGATAAGGGAATTATAACATAGAAAGGAGAAGAATGTCGCATAGCATTGAAGGATTAATAGATATCCTCCACCAGCAAATTGAAACACTGGTAGAGGAAAGCAAGAAAACATCTGATACGGAAACAAAAATTCGCATTGCAGGCGAAATTGACCGTATTGCTGAAACGATTATTAGGATTGCTGCCGATTGAGTATTGATTCGATGCTAGATATGTTTCTTTCGATAGATTTTAGTTCTGAAAGATTTTTAATGCTTTTTAAATTACTTAATTTATGAACAGCACAACAATCAGAACTGGAAACATACCAAGCACAATCGCGGATGCAATCTCTAAAATCGTTAAGTGGACATTTGTTAATGGTTACCACCTCCTTGTGGAGGATTATAACACGGAAAGGAGTTGGAGGAAACGGAAGAGTTAAAACAAGCAAAAATGCAGACACCGATTGAGATTGCGCTTGGTGTTGATGAAAACGGAATGACCACCGCAAGAAAGCTGTATGCGTTCTTGGAATTGGCACAGGGACAGTTTTCAAGATGGGCGAAATCAAACATTGTTGATAATGAATTTGCCACTGAAAATGAGGATTACTGGGGGTTCGACATCAATGTCGAGGGTAACAAAACGCAGGATTACAAAATCACAGCCCATTTTGCAAAGAAACTTTCTATGAAAGGGAATGGAGCGAAAGCAGAAGAGGCACGAGATTATTTCACGACCTTGGAAGAGCGTGTGAAACAAAAGGTAATCGACCTCAATCAGTTATCACCTGAGTTGCAGATGTTCCAGAAGATTTTCAATTCTGTAGCAGAACAGCAGTTAGAACAGAAACGGCAGGCAGAGCAGTTAAACCATGTGGAACAAAGAGTTGAGAGCATCCGAGAAGTGGTTGCACTCGATACAACATCATGGCGTGATGATACCGGAAATATTCTTCGGAAGATCAGCATGGAACTTGGTGGCGGACAGGCATACAGCCAAGTAAGAGCCGAAAGCTACGAACTGTTATCAAAGCGGATGGGTGTGAATCTGAAGCAGCGGCTGACTAACAAGCGCAGGAGAATGGCTGACGAGGGTATCTGTAAATCAACCAGAGACAAATTATCCTATGTGGATATTATTGCAGAGGATAAGAAGTTGATCGAGGGATATACAGCCATCGTAAAAGAAATGGCAATCAGATACGGAGTTGGAAAGGATTAA